CCGCAATTCCTGCAAAGCCTGACCCTAGTAATTTTAAGAATGCACGTTTGCCCATGGAAAAGTTTTGTCTTGCTGGTCCGCCGTCTGCATAACCTTCTTCCATAGCTTTTCTAACAGCTTCACCAAAATCATAACCTTCTTCATCCATTAATTGTCTAACTCTTTTACCTAACGCTGCTCTTTCTGCGTCTCCATCAGCAACACCGTTGCCATTTTGATACCCAGGTCTTTCACCCAGTAATCCTGCAACACCGCCGCCTGCCATGTCTTCAGGTTCTTTTTTATTTTTAAGTCTGTTGATTGAATCTTCGTTTTGTTTTTTTAATCTTTGTAAAATCTGTTCGTCTGTTTCTTGTGTGCCACCTAAAATTGGTTTTTCTAGATCTAATTTTCTATTTTTTAAATCAACTACCTCACCTCGTTTACCAAGTAATGTTTCCATAATACCTTTACCTTCGGGACTGTCTCCAGGTATAACTCTAGGTGATTTAGATTTATTCATCTCAAGCATATATTTTATTTCTTGCTCTGATAAATTATCTAGATCTACACCTTGTTTTTTTGCACTGTCCAAATATTTAGCATATTTGTTCATGGCAATCTTTCGAACGTCTGAACCAATAGACAAAATACCTGATGCTTGACCAGATCCTTTAGCTGCATCTTTTAATATTAAATTATATAAAAATTTTAACCCTGACATTAATAATAATTCCTTTTTCTAGGCACTGATTTTTCTTCTACATAATCTTCGGGGTGAGAGATGAATCCTCCCTGCCTGAATCGCATCACAGCCATAGTCATAGAATCGACTAAGTCGTCATGATCACCGTGCGGGAATGCTGCACATTCCTCAATAACCTCTTCTGCAAAGTTCTGTTCTGGCGCCCAGATCATACCAGACTCGAAAAGCGGTGCACACGTGTTAACTCTTACATGCTTATCATTTCCACGGCTTGGTGTAAAGGTAGAAACGGGTATATCCATTTGTCTAAGCTCATAGGTTAATGGTAGTCCAGAAGCTTTTGCTTCAATAATTACAGTCTCAGGACTCCAGTATTTATATTGCTCTAACGCCTTACGACGTAACTCTGGAAACTCAAATCGTTCTTTAACACAATCTAATAGTATTAAATTAGCAGGTGAGTCTTCGTTAGGATAGAATACTCCCCAAGTAGTTATAGCAGAATAGTCCGCTGTTTCTTTTTTCATAAACGCTGTATCATAAGATTGTATAACATGGTGTAAAGTAGGTATCCAATCATGTTTCCAAGGTCGCCACCACTCACGTTTTATAATTGCACCTTCTTCACTAGTTGGTTGTTGCATCCACTGTGCGTTCCATTTGCCAACCGGTAGTGTTGCTTTCACCTTCTCTAACTCATCTAAATTCCAATACTCAGGCCAAACAGGTTTAGCTTTGCTAGATCCATGGTCCATGATTGCTGGAAATTCGACCACGTGCCACTGATCTGCTTTAGGTTCTTTTTGTTTAGATACTAACATTCCTGTTAAATCTTTTGTAGACCACCTTGTCATTACACAAATAATTTTACCACCAGGTTGAAGTCTTTGACGTGGACCTGATGTGTACCATTCATAAGCATTCTCCATTGCGGTCGCTGATAAAGCATCTTGTTCCGAGTGTGGATCGTCAATAATTAATAAGTCCGCACCACGGCCTGTGATTGCTCCACCGACACCTGCTGCAAAATATTCACCACCTTGAGAAGTTTCCCATCTTCCTGCAGCTTTAGAATCTTCTTGTAATGTAGTACTAAAAATTTTTCTGTATTCTTCACTGTCAATTAAATGTTTAGCCTTACGACCAAAACGAATGGCTAATTCTCCTGTGTGCGTTGCTTGAATAATTTTTAATTTTGGATTACGGCCCACCATCCACGATGGCAAAAGATAAGACGCAAATTCTGATTTAGTATGCCTTGGAGGCATATTGACAATTAATCTATTTATTTTTCCAGTTGCAAGATCATTAAATTTTTTTGCAATATGTCTGTGATGGGACCCTTCAACAAATTCTGGCCACACACATTTTACAAAACTTAAAAAATCATCTTTAGCTTTATTTTGTATTTTTTTTTCAGCATACATGACTTGTAATTGTTTATATTGCTTTCGTATGTCTGCAGGTAGTTTACTTATATCTACGTTATTTAATTCCATAAAATTTTTTTAAAATTTTTTTTGCATCAATATAGATGTTCATAACGAATTTAACAGCATTAACTCTGTAAATCAAGCAATACAACCTGAAGTAGTGGGACCCCTTTTATATAAAAGGTATATAGGGTCTCTTGTTTCGTGCTGTGTGGTTATTGGGTCTGGTACCTCTATTGATGTGTGTGGGGGTGGGTGTGTGTGACCCTACAGGGTCACACATGTATGTAACTAGTCTAATAATGTCATGTAAGCTTTAGCATTCATTCTACTAAACTTAGATAGTTTCTTTTGCATCTCGTTATACTCTTCATCTCTCTCATGTTCCTTAATCTCAATGTATAACTTGTGTTCCTCTTGTGTTAACATCTCCGATTGACCTGAGTAAGGATTAGTTGCTTTGATTTGATTTGTCATTATGTTTCTCCTGTATTTGTTAATAGGATAATCCTACTCTAGTTCGGTCCTGTTGTCAACCCTTTCAATTTGATAATATCCACCCCAACTATTCTCACTCTTTACTTTCTCATATCCTTGGCTCTCTCGTCTGTGTCTGATAAACTCAATCGGTCGACCTTGTTCAATGTTAGTCATGTTAGTTGATAACCATTCCAACTTACATGATTGAGAACAAAAGAATTTATCTGAGTCTGAATACCAATTCTGTTGGTCCATGTCACAGTATGCATATCGTCCACGAATCACACCTCTAGATTTTAGAAACCTGTCCTGTGTAGTTTTAGTATGGCATGTTGGTCCTTGGCAAAAATGTTTGTTAGGCATTGTTATCCCCCTCGGTCATTTGAAATCTAGCTAATATCTTTGCATGACTTTCTAAAGTTTTCTCTAGTGTTGCAATTCTATCTTCTAGAAATTTAATCTTGTTACGTTGCAAATTAATATCTTTGTTTCTGTCTATTGTTTCAAAATGTAGTTCGTTCATTTCAGCCATTATCTATCCCCCACTAATCTTAATATGATTAATACTATTACTGTTGCTATAAAAAAATACTCCATATTATAACCTCACTTTCCAACTGCCTTTTGCAGTTCTATAATTATCTGCGTCCATGTCAAAGTATGTCATCAGCTTTGCACCTTGTTTGCTAGTCCAATATCTACACTTGTCCGTCCACTTGCCTTGTCTTGTTATGTGTTTTTTATCCTTATTAGAATAATAAGTGATTTTAAATTGTGTGTTGTTTTCCATGTTATTTCTCCTGTATGTTGTTAGGGGTATTCTATCCTATAGAATACCCCATGTCAAGTCTAGTTTAGACTTTCTTCGTATTGTTTTCTAGCCAATATCTTCGCCTCTCTTGATTGATTTTTATTCTTCATACCTTTAATCATACTAGCCAAATTGCTAGGATTATAGATAGTCAAACCTGTTGAGTTAGTTCTAATTAGTTCTGCCTCATCAACTTGTATTCCAAGTTCTGTTGCAAGTTCAATACCCTCACTCAAATACCTGTATGCTTTCAATCCAATTTTTAATTGGTCGCATTGTTTAGTAATTGTATCAATCCACTTTTGATGATTAACAACTAGATTACCTTTTGCAATTCTCCAAGTTTCAAATTGCTCATACTCATTTTTAAAACAAGCAATTGCTCTTGAACGACAGTAAGATGTTCCAATGACATCAAGATAGTATGGCGCATTAAAATCGTTAGTCATTCCAATGTCATTATCATTACCACTATAACTACTACCACTATGTCCGAGTGCTTTCATACACTCATCAACATGTTTTGTTTTATGTGGATTATCTTTGTTTTCATTTTGTTGTGCAAAGATATCTGGGTTGCAATCCATAGCTTTTAGTTCTTCTCGGTAATATGCAACTGCAAACTTTTTGCCGTCTTCACTACTATACTCACTACCATTTAGATTACCAAACAAACCAAAATCAAAATGTGATTTAGTTTCTGTCGGTTCGCCCTCATCATCAACACCCTCATTGTGTGCAAAGTAAAAGCATTTATCTTTTGCTACAACA